ATAAAATTAGGCGGAATTGGTGACGGTGATAAAGATTCTGGCGATGATGGCGAAGCAACAGAAGACCACGGATCTGATAGTTTCTTAACTAAAATTGCTACTAGCAATGATAGTCATGAATTAATAGATCAAGGCATGAGAGGAAAACATGGTCCTGAGGTTGAACAAGCATTACAAGGTATGTACGATGAAGTTTCAGTTCAGCATGGTTTACATCCAGACGATGACCATGAAGAAATTTACAATCGAATGGCCGACGCTATCGAAAGTGAGTATGGTCCTAAAGAAACAGACTATGCTAACCAACCAGACGAAAAATATGGCGACACAGAACTTATGACTAAAGATTTAGCAGGCGGATTAAACGGTCCTAAAAAATCTTATCCAAAAGTAGCAGGTGGTGACAATCCAATGGCTATTAGAGCAGAGCTAACTCGTTTAGAAAACAACATTAAAAGCGAACTAGCGGCTTCATTGTCAGAAAAAATGAGCGGAGATAAGTAATGGTAGGCTTTACAAGAACAAACGGACTAGGTGTAACAGTTGGTACTTTATATCAACATAATGCTAAAGGCTTTTTAGTAACTGTAAAAGTTAACGGCGGAACGGCTGTTGATTTAAGAGCAGAAGATGATGCTGTTGATGAAGCAGGCGAAATGGTTATTAAAGAAATTAATCCTTTAATGTATCAATTAGTTGATGCTAACACAGGCTTAATTTATATTATTACAGATGCGGCTCTTTCAGCAGGTGATATTCAAGCAAGAATACGTGCTTTAGGCGACGACGTTGGACCAAATGATATCGATGTTACTGGTACAACTGTAGCGGCTGTAACTGGTATTACACTAACATAATAATTAAAAACAATATTTCCTCCCATATTGTAAACTCAAATAGGACTTTCGGGTCCTATTTTTGCCAATAAATACTATCATGAGCATAAAAAGTTTAGATGGTGTCTTAACTAAAAAAGCCCACACACGTGAAAAATTTGGTGAGCAAGAAATAGAACACCTTAAAAGGTGCATGGATGAAGAGTCTGGGTTCCTTTATTTTTCCAAAAATTTCTACAATATACAACATCCTGTTGATGGCAAGATGCTATTCAATCCTTATACATATCAAATAAAACTTATGGAAGCATATCATAATCATAGATTTAATGTTAATATGCTACCACGCCAAAGTGGTAAAACAACTTGTGCTTCTGCATATCTTTTATGGTATGCTATGTTCCATCCTGATCAAACAATATTAATTGCCGCACATAAATTTGCTGGTGCTCAAGAAATTATGCAACGTGTTCGTTACGGATATGAATTATGTCCAGACTTTATTCGTGCAGGTGTCACAAACTATAATAAAGGTTCAATGGAATTTGAAAACGGTAGTAGATTAGTAAGTGCTACTACTACAGGTAATACTGGTAGAGGTATGTCTATCTCTTTACTATACTGTGATGAGTTTGCATTTGTTAATCCTAGTATTGCTGATGAGTTTTGGACTTCAATGTCACCAACACTAGCAACAGGTGGTCGTGCAATTATTACTTCAACACCAAACTCAGACGAAGATACGTTTGCAATTATATGGAAAGAATCACAAAACAAATTTGACGAAAACGGAAATGAACAAGAAGCAGGTATAAATGGCTTTCATGGATTTACTGCTAATTGGGATGAACATCCAGATAGAGATGATGACTGGATGAAAGCAGAAGTAGGGCGTATCGGTGAAGAACGTTTTAGACGTGAGTATGGTTGCGAATTTTTAGTTTACGATGAAACATTAATTAATGCAATTAAATTATCTACATTAGAAGGAGTAGATCCTATACTTAATATGGGACAAACTCGTTGGTATGGAACTCCAACTGCTGATAAAACTTACGTTATTGCTTTAGACCCTTCAATGGGTACGGGTGGAGATTATGCGGCTATTCAAGTAATTGAATTACCTACATATATTCAAATTGCAGAATGGCGACATAATACAACTCCTATACCTACTCAAGTTAGAATTATGAAAGACATTTGTCTTTATATCAAAGATAAATGTGGAACTGATGGTCAAAACATTTATTGGAGTGTAGAAAATAATGCTATTGGTGAAGGTGCACTTATTGTTGTTAATGACTTTGGTGAAGAAAATATACCAGGAATGTTTGTTAGTGAACCTATAAAAAAAGGACATATACGTAAATTTCGCAGAGGCTTTAATACAACACATATAAGCAAAATTAGTGCTTGTGCTAAATTAAAGACTATGGTTGAAAATGACAGGCTAAAAATAAACAGTAAGTTACTCATTACTGAGCTAAAAGGATTTGTTGCGGCTGGTTCTAGCTATAAAGCAAAGCCAGGAGAAACTGATGATCTAGTTATGGCTAGTGTATTAACAATGCGTATAATAACTGTATTAAAAGCATGGGATCCTAGAGTATATGACACATTTAACCAAGCTGACGAAGAAGCTGAAGAATTTGTGCCGCCTATGCCGATCATGGTCACAACGTTTCCTAGATAAATAATAACATGAACACAATGGATAAAATATCAGAGAATTTATTTGCTAAGATTAGGGGACGTTTTCCATCAATTACATTAGGTGATGAAACAGGAGTAGTTACAGATGACCCAAAAATGGCACGATATTTTGACTTTGATTTCAAAAACGGTGAAGAAATATTAGGTAAAGTAAGCATAACTATTAATGAAGAATCTGGTGTAGTAATAACATTTAATAACGATTTTATAACTAATGAATCAGATGATGTTAAAGATGATTGGTACAATTTTTTAAAAGAATTAAGAGTATTTTCGAAGAAAAATATGTTAAATTTTGATACACGTGATATTACAAAGTCAAATCTCGATAAACGAGATTATGCACATTTAACGAAAACTAGTTCCGGAGACAACGCAATGAGAGAATCAACGATGTACGGAACGAGTAGAACAAGCTATGAAGATGTTGGAACTGCTCGTTTAGTATTAAAGCACAACCAACCAGTTAATTTAGAAATACCTGGTTCAAGAACCCAACACGTTCATAGCATTTATATTGAAAGCGACAATGGCGAAAGATACAAATACCCATACAGACACTTAAATGGTGCAAGAGCATTAGCACGTCACGTCGATGGCGGCGGTAATCTCTATGATGATTTTGGTAAACATATTGTTGGGTTAAGTGAAGAATTAGCAAAATTACGTCAGTTTAAAACATATATGAATCGCTCAGCAGTTATGGCAGAGGGTTTAAAACAATATATTGATGTTGTTAACGAACGATTAGAATCTGTTAAAAAAGAATGCTTAAAATTGCAACGTGAAAATTATTATAAAGATGCAGTTGCAAATTATAAACAAGAAGTTATGGAAGAAGTTCCAGAAGATGTTACTAATAGTTGGATTGATGAATTAACTGTTAGATCATTTAACGAAGAATTAAAAAGTGTATTCCCTTACATTTATAAACTTGTTAACGACTCTAAGAAAGTTGACGTGATTGGTCCAGACCGAACAGATGAAATTTTACCTGTAGTCGGTGCAGTGGCTGGCGGCTTGGCACGAGGTGCATTAGCAGTTGGCAGAGGAGTTGGAAAAGCTGTTGGTGGAGCAATAGCTGGATCAAAAAAAGCACTCGCACCAGACGATGATGAAGAAGAAATTCGACAAGCGAATCCACATTACAAAGGAAAAAAATTAAAAACTGGCGACAACACAAAGAAAGACGAAGGATTTGATCCAGATGATTTTGACGACGAAGTAGATGTTGAATGGACTGGAGATGATGGCGAAGTAACAGGTGGAATGTTATATTATCATGCCACAGTTGACCACGAAGCTAATAAAGTAACAGTTGATCCTAAATCACTTAGAGGTTCAGTTGATCAAGAACAGAATGCCGCTAAAGTAGATCAAGAATTAATTGATATGCAACTAAAAGATGATTGGAAACACTTTCTTGAAATAGCTCAAGACCATGCAGATGATATGTGGAGCCAAAGAGATAACAAATATTCACAAGGCGAAGAAACAGAAGACCACGGATCGAATGTTGATGAGTTCTTAACTAAAATTGCAAATGACAATGATTCGTTTGAATTAATAGATCAAGGCCTGAGAGGAAAACATGGTCCTGAGATTGAAAAAGCATTACAAGATATGTACGATCAAGCTTCACATGATCATGGTTTACATCCAGATGATGACCATGAAGAAATTTATAATCGAATGCAGATGGATATCGAAGATGCATATGGCACTAGTGAAGAATTAGAACCACAAGCATTTGATCCAGTAGCAGAATATGAAAAAGCTCTTTCTTATATTGTTGGTGAACAAGAAAATGCGTTAACAGATGGATCAGATGAAGACAAAGCTCAAGCAATTGAAAAAATTAACGAGTTAATGACACAACATTTTCCAGCAGGTGAAAATGGTGCAAACGCAATTGAAAGTTTGGCTGGAATAATTGATGATCCAAAATTACAAGAAATGTTCCGCAAAGTTGGACAAAAAAATTCCGATATTTGTGTAAGACCACTTGTAATGAAATGGATTAAAGCACACGCACCAGATGTTAGTTCACAAATTGATACAGGTGATATGCAAGGTGGAGAAGAAGTTCCAACAGAAGCACGACCGTTGGACCATCCAGAAAAAGGATATTTTGATCCTAAGATACTTAAAAAAATTGTAAAACAAAAAGGCGCAGAACGCGATAAAGAAAAAGGCGACAACAAAAAACCATCGGAAAAATTAGAAGAACTAATCAAAAGTTATTACGATTACACAACTAATAAATTTCCAAAAGGCGAAACAGCGGTAATGACTGCTGTTGAAAAAGAATTTGGTGAGAGAAGTTTACCATATGCAGAAAGAATGATTGAAAAACTATTTCACGGCCAAGATGCTGAAATGGAACGTGTAAAACAATTAGCAGGCGTATAAATCACTTTTTCGGCAACATAGAACTTGACTTACTAAATAAAAGATAGTAGTATATACATTATGTGCTACTGTTTAAAGGCACTACAGCGAAAGGCTTAACAATTAAAGGAGGCTTATAATTATGGCTACATTAGCAGAAATTCGTGAAAAACTTAAACAACAAGAGAATCGCTCTTCAGGTGGTTCCGGCGGCGACAACGCCATTTACCCATTTTGGAATTTGAAAGAAGGAGAATCGGCAACGATTCGTTTCTTACCAGACGGAGATGAAAATAACACTTTCTTCTGGCAGGAACGTTTGATGATCAAACTACCTTTTGCAGGTATTAAGAATGAATCCGATTCTAGACCTGTACAAGTTCAAGTACCATGTATGGAAATGTATGGTGAAACTTGTCCCGTATTAAGTGAAGTACGTGGTTGGTTCAAAGATAAAAACTTAGAAGACATGGGACGTAAATATTGGAAAAAACGTTCTTATGTATTCCAAGGCTTTGTAACTGATAACCCTCTTAAAGAGGACACTACCCCAGAAAACCCAGTTCGTAGGTTTATTATTGGTCCGCAAATTTTTCAAATCATAAAGGGTGCATTAATGGATCCTGACATGAATGAATTACCAACAGACTATACCGCAGGTGTAGACTTTAGAATTTCCAAAACTTCTAAAGGTGGTTATGCAGACTATTCAACTTCAACATGGTCACGTAAAGATCGACCATTAAATGAAGCTGAGTATAAAGCAATCGAAGATAATGGATTGTTTACTCTAAGTGATTACTTACCTAAGAAGCCAGATGAGACTTCTGTGGCGGCTATCAAAGAGATGTTTGAAAAATCTGTTGATGGCGAAGCATACGATATGGATAAGTTTGGAAGTTATTTCCGTCCAGCTGGTATGTCAGCTCGTACAGGAGATCCTGTAAAAGCGTCAACTCCAAATCCAAGTGCAACACCGGCTCCAGAAGCGAAAGCAACTGTAACTGAAAGTGTTGCTACTGAAACAGCAGAAGCACCAAAAACTGGCGGCAAAGCGGAAGACATTTTAGCAATGATTCGCAATCGTCAGAACGAACCGGCTAAACAGTAACACATATAAGGGGGGCTTCGGTCCCCCTTATTAATTTGGATTAAGGAGATATAATGACCAATAGAGTATTCGACGTTTCTAAGTTTCGTAAAAACTTAACAAAATCAATTACCGGCATGAGTCATGGCTTTCATGATCCAACCGATTGGATCAGCACAGGTAACTATGCACTCAATTATCTTATTAGTGGCGACTTTCATAAAGGCGTACCACTAGGTAAGGTTACCGTTCTAGCTGGTGAATCAGGTTCAGGAAAATCATTTATCGCGGCAGGTAATTTAGTAAAGGCCGCACAAGACCAAGGCATATATGTTATTTTGATTGATTCAGAAAATGCATTAGATGAAGCCTGGTTACAAGCATTAGATGTAGACACCGACGACAAAAAATTACTCAAATTAAGTATGAGTATGGTTGATGATGTTGCTAAAACTATTAGCACATTTATGGCAGACTACAGAGAAATGCCGGAAGAAGAACGCCCAAAAATATTAT